AGATGTAAATCGGATAATGGAATATGAACTAAGTGAACTATCTGTAGTAGATAACCCAGCAGTACCAAGTGCAATGCTTACAGTTGTTAAATCTATGGGTGGAAAACTATACGAAGCCGAAGTTTTGCAAAGAACTAATGACCCTAAAGCAACTGAATGGTGGCAGAAGTATTACCAAATTGAACCAAACCAGATAATAGAAAAGTCTAATTCATTAGATAATATAAGTATGGACAAAAGAGAGTTTAGCGACAAAGAACGCGCAGACTTGACTGAAAGCGGAAAAGCATTACCTGATGGTAGTTTTCCTATTAAGTCAGTACAAGACCTTAAAAATGCAATCCAATCTATAGGTCGAGCAAAAAATCCAGCAAGGGTTCGTGCTCATATTAAAACTCAAGCATCAGCACTAGGTCGAAGTGATTTGATACCAGATAGCTGGAAAGCTGCTAAGGCATCATTTACTAAAAGCGTTTGCGATGCAGATATGCTTACAGATTTAGCACAAGGATTGGTTTATTATATCGGTAAAGAAGAAGCTGAAGGTGAAGACATGTCAGGAGTTCGTCAAGCTCTACAACTTATTCAGCAAGAAATTGCTATGGAAGTTATGGAAGGCGATGATTTTGATGAAGAAACACAAGAAGCTATATATTTAGCAGCCACTATTAAAGATTTAAGAAAGGATACTAACATGGCAAAAAATGAAGTAAAAACATTAGAGAAAGATATGTACGGCAAAAGACCTACAAACGATTCAGCACAAAGTGCAGTAAATCCATCAGCACAGACAAACCAAGCTGGCGAAGCAAATGGTGCTCCAGCAGGTGGCGGTAATGGAACAGAACCAATGCCACAAATGAGTCCAAGCGTTGGCGACCGAAGCAATGTAGGTCAGCAAATGTATGATGTACGAAACAGAGATGGCGACGCTTCAGTTAATGCTGTTGCTCCATCATCTGATGAACGACTTGAAACTGAAACTGGTGCGGCTTTCCAAGACCACTCAGACGAAGGTGAATTAGAAAATGTACTTTCACTATTACATTCGATTTTAAGCAGACGTGGCATAAACATAGAACAAGCAAGCCGACCTCGAGTTATGAGCGGTGGTACTCCAAGCATAGTTCAGTCCACAACCCCAACATTTACAAAGTCTACTGATTCAATTAGTAAAGCTTCTAACGACCAGTTCGGTAAAGTAGAAAGAATTTTAAGTTCTTTAGTAGACCGAATCGAAAGATTAGAAGTCCAGCCAGCAACATCTAAAGCCTATAAAGGTGAATACGCTGTAGTTGAAAAGTCAGTAGAAGTTGAAGCTCCACTTAGCGAACTTGATAGTTTACTAAAGCAAGCAGACGCCGCAGCTAACAATCCAGACCTAGATTTGAACGCACGTTCAGCACTAGCTCTTAAGATTCGTAAAGCACAGCGTGCTCAACAATAGGTCGATAAATAATTAAACAAGGAAAAACAATATGAATCCAGAAGAAATTCTAGCTGTTGTTCAAGATGAGATTAAGAAAGCTGCTGTAACCAACAGCACTTATACTCAAGCTCCACCTTCAAGGTCAATTTTCGCTCCAGAAAATCTTGACCCTGTTGTAAAGGTTCTTGTACCTGTTACTGCTCCTGTTCGAAGAATCCTACCTCGCGTAGAAGGATTTGGACAATCTGCTAACTGGAACAAGATTACAAGCAAACTTGACCCTCAAGCTGGTTCAACAAACACTAAAGTCGGTTTTGCAGACGCAGCGTCTCCAGGACAGACTTCACAAACTGTTGCTTTTGTATCAGTACCATTCAAAAACTTAGGTCGTGATGTAGAAATCGGTCGTCAAGCTTTGGCAACAAATCGTGGTGGTTCAATCGAAGACATGCGAGCTAAACTAGAGAACATCAAGACTATTGAAGTTCTTTTAGGTGAAGAAGACATGATACTAAACGGAAACGCAACCTTTGACACAACTGCTTTTGATGGTTTAGCTACTAGCATTACTACTAACAGTGGTACTGCTGTATACCTAACAGCATCAGGCATTGGTCAATTCTGCCAGAACATATTTAATTATGGTGCAGACTACCCAACTCACTTAGTAACTATTCCTCGACAGGTCAGAGCTTTAGCTGATGACTTGCAAGGTTCTGGTTCTATACAGAGAATTGTTGTAGACAATCAGGGTGCAGGCGTTGGCGGTGTACACGTGTCTAAATTAGTAAACCCTGTTTCAGGAAACCTAATTGACATCGTAACATCACGATACGCTGGTTCATACGGATATATCTTAACAGTTACTTCTCCAGCAGGTGAAAACTGGATTGAAATGGAAGACTTAGAGCCTTTGAGCATTTATGATGTTCCAGACACTAACCATGCAATCCAATCACGTGTGTACGAAACAACTGTACTCAAGGTTATTGGTGAGCCATTCCAGCAAAAAATTTCAGGTCTAAGCCTGACTTAATGCTAGTCGCTCTGCTCCCTTCTGGGAGTAGGCGTTTAGTCTTAATGAAAGGAATCAATGGCAAACGCAAACTTAATAGATGTAACAGACTTCACAACATACGCTCCTGATGTCGACCTTTCAATGTTTGGAAATAGTGCTTCACAAACAACTACTCTTTCTGGCATTATCTCAATGGCTTCACAACAGATAGTGGATTATTGTGCTGTTGATGGTTTTGATTTTCAATTAGTTACAAATGAGATTGACCGAGCGGCGTTATCCCCAATGGGTGAACTTATGATTAACTTTAGAAGACGACCAGTCGTTACTGGCAATGTTCAAAAGATTCAATTAGTTAAAGGCGGATTCCAAACTACATTAAACCTTACCGACACAAATAGTGTTCCACTGTACCAGATACCCTATTCGGGCAAGTTTTTAAGGTTTCCATCATCTTATCTAGCTTCAGCTGGAACGTTGATTTTAGGTGGTTCTACACAGCTTGTAACAATGCGTGGTGCTGATGTGTTTAGTCAAGTTACATATTTAGGCGGATATACACAAATTCCTATGGATTTAAAGCTTGCATGTATTTTATGGTGCAGGTCAATCATGGCTTGGCAGTATAATAATCAGGGTGCAAATAACTTTACACAGGGTTCATATTCTGTTGGTTTTGGTTCTGATGGCGATGACAGATTTATTAAACAAGCCAAAAAGCTATTAAATAATGGTGCTTACTTAAGAAGCAGTATATTCTAGGGGTTTACAATGATACTTGATAAAAAAGTAACAGTAAATCGCTTAAATCCAAGCTCAAATGTAGGTGGTCAAGAAGTTTATGTAACACATTCAGGCTTCATAAGTGGTGTTGCAATGAATATTCAACCAGCAAATGCCGAGTTTACAGCTATGTCAGATGGTCAATTCTTTAAAACATACAAAGCTTTTACTACAAATTCAGGCATTGTCGAAGGTTTTCAGGTAGTTGTATCAGGTACAGGGGAGCAATATATCGTTCGTGGTCGTGAATCATACAATTATGGTTCAGGAAAACATTACGAACTTGCACTAGAAAAAGCTATTAGAGGTAATTCATAATGGAAACTCAAATAGATTACTCAAGTTTAACACCACTTTTAAATGATTTTAAGCTTGCAGGTGGCAATGCAGAACCATTAGTAACTAAAATGCTAACAACTAGTGTTATTGAAATACAAAGGAATACTAGGGATTTAGCACCACATGATACAGGTGCTTTGCAAAGGTCAATATTAGCTGAACAAGGTTATCCATCAGCTAAAGTAATTGTTAATTCACCATATGGAGCGGCAATGGAATATGGCACAAGTCCACACTTTCCACCTGTCGATGCAATTACAAAATGGGCAGAAAAAAAAGGAATTAATCCTTATGCGTTAGCTTTCAGCATATCTAAAAAAGGTACTAAAGCACATCCTTATTTCAAACCAGGTATAGAAAAATCTAAACCATATATTAATAGTCAATTGAATCTAGTTGGTAATACAATATTAAGATTAATGGCGAAAGGAAAATAAGATGGCATTAACAGCAGATGGAATTTCACAACAAATAGCTAATTTAATTGCTACATCAACAACAATCCAGCCAAACAACATATACCAATATGAACCACAAGGCGGATTCTCTGGTTATCCAGCAGTTACTATTACACTTAAAGACTTTGATGAAAAATTTGCAGACACCGCAAGATATGAAGAACACTATATGTTCAGCGTTAAAATATATAATGAATGGGTTGAACAAGGTGCAGCGACAAGCGAAGCACAACTTAGAAATACAACCAATGATATTAAAAAGATTCTAAATGCTAATCCAACACTACAAAATTATATGAACAGTGGTTATTCAAGAACTGAATCAGGACACCCGGCATGGATTAAAGGACCACAAGTTGTTGAACGTATGATGGAATTAATATTAAACGCTTGGGTTATACAATAAGTTAATAAACGATATAATTAAATAAGAAAGGCATAAATATATTATGGCAAGTAACACACAACTAGCACGAAAAGGTTGGCTCGGAATAGCTAACGAAGTAACACAAGGAGTTGCAGTATCACCTACTGACTACATTCCATTTGTTTCTAACACCTTACATGGAGTTCAGCAACCAATCGCAGACCAAACAGCAAGAGGAATTAGAGATAAAAACTATGGTTCAGTTTTAGGTAAAAGATGGAGCGAGGGCGATATTGAATTTCACTTAGATGCGAGCTTATCTGGATATTTCTTAGGTTCAGCGTTTGGAAATAGTGTTAATACATTACTAACAACTGGCGTTTATTCTCATGCGTTAAGCCGAAATAATTCAAATCAACCAGTTGAAGCATTGACTTTGACTAATGATAGAGTTGTAGACCGAGAATATTATCGTGGAATGGTTACAGATACATTTGAAATTAAAGCTAAAGACAGTTTCATAGGAGCTAAATCAAGCTTAAAAGGATTTTTTCCAATCACTTCTGTTTCGGGAACTGGCACAACTACTTCTGGAACATTATTGACTTGGGCTAACTATAATACTTACTTTGGAACAGTAGCTTCAGGAATATCCAACGCAAATGTTAATGTTAGAATGTCAGATTTTGACTTTACAATTCATAACAATGTTGAAGAAACTTGGAGAAGCGGAACTTATGACCCAGTAACAATTGAATTTAAAGAATTTGAAGTTGACGGAAACTGGACAATATTTTTCGAAAACAAGTCAGACAGAGATGCTTATTACAACGTTACTAAAGATATGTTAGTTTTTGACGCAATTGGTGCAGGAATCGGTGGTGGATATAACGAAAGACTTACCATTAATTTTTACCAAATTAGAATTGATGCTTTTACTCTTGAAACAGGATTAGATAACTTCTTTGCAGAAAAAGTAAAATTCATAGCTGAATACAACAGTTCGACAAGCAAAACAATAGATGGAACACTTATCAATACCAACAATAACTATTAGGGGAGCAATAGTATGTCATATTTTACGAGCATAAGACCGACGAAAAAAATAGAACTGTCAGACCCAGCATATTGGGTAGAAGTTTATAAAGCAGTTACATATAAAGAACAAAAAGCTTTAGCTGAAATTGGTGAATTATCAAACAGCCAAGCCGCCGATGAACTCTTTAAGTCTTTAATCGTATCATGGAATTTAGATAATGAAGCGGGCGATGTTGTGCCAATAACTCCAGAAAACCTGGATTTACTAAATGGTCAAGATTCCGAAATCATTATGACAGCATTAACTAATTCATTGGGTAGTGCTACAGAAAAAAAAAGTTCTATAAGCAAGTAGTAACAGCAATCTTTGACAACCAAAATGCACCAATAGAACTTGCAGAATTCAAACTATGTGAGAAGTTGGGATGGAGTTATCAAGAATTGATGGATACCCCAGCAGATGTTATTGAAAAGTTTTTGACAATAATATCTATAGAAAATAAGAAGCAGGAAATGGACAGCAAATCAAATGGAAACTAGACAACTAGAAGTAATTGTAAAAGCCAATACTACTCAATTTAATAATAGTATGGGTTCTTTAAACAAAAACTTAGAAAGTACTAGTTCAAAGTTTTCTAATTTTAGTTCGGATATTAAAACAGCGATGTTGCCAGTTGGTATAACAACAGCGGCAATTGTTGGATTTGGTATTTCAGCCGTTAAAGCATTCAGCGAATCAGAATCTATTACCAAACAATTAAATACTGTACTACAATCTACTGGCGGCGTTGCAGGAGTTACACATGCTAAAGCAGTAGAATTGTCTAAATCACTAGAACATATGTCAGGTGTATCAGATGAAACAGCATTAAATGCAGAAAATGTATTGCTGACTTTCACTAATATTGGTAATAAAATATTCCCACAGGCATCGACTGCCGCTTTAGATATGGCAACAGCTCTTAATCATGGAATGCTTCCAAGCATGGGTGATGTACAAGCCAAAGCTATTCTTATCGGAAAAGCACTACAAGACCCCGATGCTGGTTTAGGTGCATTGAAAAGAGTAGGTGTTAATGTTGATGAACTAAAAAAGAAGTTTACAGAAGGAATGAGTGTACAAGATAAACAAAAACTTATACTTCAAGAATTACAAACTGAATTCGGTGGTTCAGCTAAAGCAGCGGGTGAAACATTTGCTGGCAGTTTAAGCAAATTAAAACAATCATATGATGACACAATGGAAATTATAGGTAAAAGTATATCTGATGTTATTCAGCCATTAGTTAAACATTTCGCTTCAGTAGGCATTGCTATTGGTAAATGGATAGAAGCTAATCCAAAAATAGTAAAAGCTATTACTATACTTGCTGGAATTATTGCCATTGCTGGAACTGCTTTTATAGCATTAGGCACAGCTGTATTTGTTTTTGAAACACTTGCATCACCTGTCATTGCTATAGTCTTAGCTGTAATAGCGGCAGTTGCACTTCTTGCAGTTGGTGTAAATTGGCTTGTTGGTAAACTTGGCGGTTGGTCGCAACTATTTAAAGAAATATCTAAAGTATATACCACATATCTTAAACCATCTATTGAACATCTTATAGGAATATTTAATAGTCAATTATTGCCAGCATTAAAAAACTTATGGGCACAAGTTGAACCTATATTAATTCCTGCCTTAAAATATCTTGGTATTTTTATAGGTGCGGTATTAGTAATTCACATTTATTTATGGATTAATGCTATGAGTTTTGCAATTAGGATAATTTCAGACTTGATTCAATGGATTACTAATGCAATAAAATGGCTTGGGCAATTCTGGGGTACATTATCTGCTGTAGCTGGTGCAGTATGGGGATTTGCTGGAGCTACTTACAATGGAATAATTAATGGGTTAAGGGGTGCAGGTGGGTGGTTATATCAAGCAGGTAAAGATATTATTCAAGGCTTAATCAATGGAATTTGGTCTATGATTTCAAGCGTTGGAAGTGCAGTCAGCAATGTAGCTAGTTCAGCTGTTAATAAAGTTAAAAGTTTATTAGGAATACGTTCACCCTCAACTGTATTTATGGATATTGGAATGAACATGGGGCAAGGTTTAGTTAATGGTATATCTAGCATGCAAGACGCAGCACAACAAGCCACAGCCGACCTTGCCAAATCAACTATTTCAGGAATAGGTAGTTCAACAACAAACAATAATCAAAGTATTGCAGTTAATGTTTCCACTGGTAATTTCTACGGACAACCAGCCACAGCAGGTGCAGACTTGGGTAATTCATTAGCTAATCAGTTAAGACTTGCATCGAGGGGCTTCTAATGGCATCAGCACCAATCACAGTAACATTCCAAGTAGGTTCTGGAACACCTTATAGTTTGCAAACAGCAGACCCAACCAATGGAGTTATTTCTTCACATATTTATGATGACGCTATGCCAGATATAAGATTAGTAGATACACCAACATCAAGACAAGATGGATTTAAAGCTATTGCATCTTATTGGGGACAAAAATCTATTAAAGTTGATGGATTAATTAAATCTGTAACTGCTTCAGGATTAGACGGACAAATAGATTTATTTAAAAGAAGTTTATATCCGCAAGTAGAAGGTCAATTAATTGTTGGTCGTGGAACAGGCGACAGACTATATAACAGTTGGGTTAAATCAGTTTCTATAACTAGAGATTCAACAGATATTACAAGAGCACCATTTCAAGTAGAATTTGTTTGTGAAGGTGGATTTGGCTTAGAACCCACATACATCGCCACTACGACGTTTTCTGGAATTACTAGTAGTTCATTCAGGTTTGACATTGCAACGTCAGGAACAGCTCCATTTAAACCCTTATTGCAATTTAAAGTGCAAGCCGCAAGCCAACTTGGAAATGTAACAATACTTAACCAAACTACAAACGACCAAATGACAATAGCTAGACAATTTAGTGTTGGAGAAATCCTTGCAATTAATTCAGAATTAGCACAAGTTACTGTTGCAGGTTCAGGAATAACTTATTCAGGGGTACTGCCTAAGTTCCTTGCTCAATCAGGCGTAAATTCAATGCTGATAACTTCCGCATCTGGCACACAAACTTATGATTTTAGCGTGGAGTATACCCCCAAATGGCTGTAACAAACAAACAATACATTTGGAAAATATACAATAACACTGGTGATTATATTACTGAATGGACTGATGTAATAGATGACCCTAGTTTCACATGGAATATAAACAATGGTCCGGGTGAACTTGTATTAAAACTTGCTAGAACATTTGCAAACTTTGGCGAAGGTTATGATGTAGCATTTGAAAACAAATTAGAAATATATGTACAAGATAAAGAAGCACAACTTCCAATACTCATATATTCAGGTAGATTAAATGAAATCAGACCACATTTTGGAAAAGATGGTGAATGGGTAGAAGTACAATTTTTAGGGTACGCTTCAACACTTGCCGACCAATTTGCAAGAGATAGAACAGTAATTGATTGGCAAGATACTATTGACCCTAATGTTTACAAAGGTATTAATGAAAATTGGAACATTTTACCTGATGTAGTTGTTAGTAAAGATGGGATTGGATATAATACTTCAGTAGCACAATCTTTTATTCCAACTGTACCCAATATTTCAGGTTTTCAAGTTACAATATCTGGAGCTGTATCTAAACCAGAAAATGTTACTGTTAATTTGTTAAATGGCGACCAATGGAGTGCTGTACAAAGATGGACTAATAAAATATATACAACACAACCTGGAAATATTTTGGCATCTGGAGTATTATTAGCAAGTCAAATTCCTAATACTTATACAACTGTTAATATTAATTTTCCTAAAACTGTGTATGTAACTCCAAATAAAAATTATTATGTTGCAATAACAGGTTCAGGTGTTAGTTTTGCTGGCAATAATAATTATAATTATGGTACAGAAGCTTTTGATGCTTCAGTTGTTTGGTATAATTTTCCATTTTATAATGGCAAAGACTATGGATTAACAAGTAGTGGTAATGTATGGGGTATTGCTAATGGTGGCTACGGTGCTCCTGTCATAAACACTTTTGCAAAATCTACATTATTTGATATAACAGCACCTCTTTATAATTATGTAGACCCAACATTGATAGTTAAAGACCTTATAACAAATAGATATAAAGGTCCTATAACTTTTGATTTATCATCACCATTAACTAATCAACCAGTAATATATCAATTTAATAGGCAAAAATATAAAGATGCAATAGACAGATGTGTTGAACTTGCACCCCCATATTGGTTTTACAGAATAAATCCTAATAACACTTTGCAATTTTTACCTAGAAATGATGCGGTTTTAGACCACACTCTCGTACTTGGACAACATATATCTGATGCTTCACCAATTCATTCTGTAAATGAACTTATAACAAGAGTTACATTATATGGTGGAAGTGAAGCGGGTGAATCAGAACTTATATATATTGATGACAGAGATTATATGCAACAAAGATATACATTAAAAGAACATATTGTTAGAGATTCAAGAGTTCATAAATCATCAACAGCCGCTCAATTTACTAGAGATTACTTAGATTTTTATGGAAATCCAAGTGTTCAAATGCAAGTAACAGTTCAAGATTCTAATGGTGATTATAAATATGGATATGACATTGAATCATTTAAAGTTGGTCAAAGAGTTTTAATAGTAGACCCAAGAACAGATGGATTTAAAAATTATAATGGAACTGCTGATAATATAAATTTAGATGGAACACCTCTTGATGTATTTGATAACTATACTCTTGCAACACCACTTCAGATTATGTCAATTCAATATAATCCAGATGAAGCTGTTTTAACTTTAGCCAATGAACCAATTACAGCTCCACATAAAATTGATGATATAAGTGGAAACTTAGTACAAACTCAAACAGGAAACAGTCCGCTGGTTTAATTATGGCAGAAACATCTAATCAAGTTAATAATTTAACAATAAATGGTTCACAGCAACCTGGTAGTTTGTATGTTTTAAATGGTGGATTGTATGCTTATGATGCAAACGGAAATCAAACAATTAATGCTGGTAAAGTGCCATTTCCTGGAACAATTATATTAGCAGCTTTTGCAGTTACGTCTGCAAGTTTTCTTGGTTGGTTGCCTTGTAATGGTGGCGAATATTCTTGTACTGATTATTCAGATTTATATCTTGCCATAGGAAATACATTTGGTAGTAGTAATGTCGGAATCACTTTTAAAGTTCCATTAATATCAGATGTTACAACAAACGTTCATTACATTATAAAAACATGAATTTTAAATTAAAATAGATATAGAAGGAATATAATATGCCATTAGTAAAAAGATATACATTCACAACAGGTGCTAGACTTTCTTCATCTCAACTTAATACTAATTTTGATGATATGTATAACACTTATAATGTTCATCAACATACTGGACAAGGAAATGATGCACCACAAATTTCTTCATCAGGCATAGCTCCAGGTGGTTCATTAGTAACTACTACATTTACTAATCCATATAAATTTAGCGTTTACAAAAGTAGTGCTCAAAACAGTGTTTCAGGTGGCTTAATAATAATAAATTATGATGTTGAAGATTTTGATACAAGCAATAATATAGATATAATTACCAACAAAGGTAGATTTACAGCTCCGGTTTCTGGTTTTTACCAATTTAACGCGGCAGTTGCTTTTACAGCACAACAATCAACTAGAACAATAACATCATTATTAAAAAATAGTAGCATTGAAATTAAACGAGGTCTTGATACAAATTGGACACCAGGTTATAGTGGTGGAAATGTTAATTCTTTAATACAACTAAATGCAGGTGATTATGTAGAAGTACAATTTTATTCAGGTTCTGTTGCTGCGGCGATAAATAATAATAATACATGGTTTAATGGTTTTTTAGTGAGTGTAGGTTAATATGCCAGTAGTAAAAAGATATTCATTTATTCCAGGTGCAAAATTAATAAGTAATCAATTAAATACTAATTTTGATGACATATATAATACATTTAATGCACATCAACATACTGGTCAAGGAAATGATGCTAATCAAATTACCAGTAGTGGTATTGCTGCAGGTGCTGTACAATCAACTAATTTTATTGTTCAAACTTATACTCCAACTGTTAATTATGGAACTGGTGGAACAGGATATTATATAAATTTAGGTGGTATAAAAATGGCATGGGGTACTACTAATGGTGTAGCTTCTTCAGCTA